GCTAAACCAGAAGAAACAGAAGAAGAAAAGGTCAAGAAGGAATCAGTCGAAAATCGTCTGAAGTCTATTGATGTTTCTGAACATGTTGAAGCTTTGATGACAGGTGAGGGTGACCTCTCTGAAGAATTTAAACGCAAAGCCGCAACAGTTTTTGAGGCTGCTGTTAAATCTAAAGTTCGTTCTGAAGTTGAAAGAATGGAAGACGAATATAAATCTGAACTGGAAGAAAATATTACCACAACTAAAGGTGAGTTAACTGAAAAGGTTGACACTTATCTTAATTATGTTGTTGAAGAATGGATGAAAGAGAACGAGTTGGCTATCGAAAGAGGCTTGAAAGGCGAAATCGCTGAAGACTTTATCTCAGGTTTGAAACAATTGTTTGAAGACCATTACGTTGATGTTCCAGATGAAAAATATGCTGTGCTTGAAGCACAATCAGAAAAGATTTCTGAACTAGAAGGTAAGATTAATGAGATGATGGAGTCCAACATCGAAATTAAATCTGCTAATGCTACACTAGTGAAAGAATCTGTCATGTCAGAGGTTTCCTCAGACTTGGCTGATACCGAAATTGAAAAGTTTAAGTCGCTGATTGAAGATGTTGACTTCGCAAACGAAGCATCTTATCGTGAGAAACTTTCTACATTGAAGGAAAGCTATTTCCCTTCAACTAAAGTTATCACAGAAGTTACTGAAACAATTGATGATGTAGACTCTGGCATCGCACAGGACATTGACACCTCTCAATCAATGACAGCTTATATGTCTGCGATTGGTAGGACTGCCAAATAGTGCAAAATAAACAATATTATAAATAGTAGAAATATATAAAGGAGAAACAAAATGTTTCAAACAGAACATCTACAAGAAAAGTGGTCACCTGTCCTTAAACACCCTGATCTTCCTGAGATCAAGGATAGTTATAAGCGTGCAGTAACTACAATCATCTTGGAAAACCAAGAAAAAGCTTTAAGAGAAGACAAAAACTTCTTAAACGAAACAGTATCAACTAACTTTGCTGGTGGAAATGCCTCTTTAGATACATGGGATCCCATTCTAATATCGTTAGTAAGACGCTCTATGCCTAATTTGATTGCATATGACATTTGTGGTGTACAACCAATGACAGGGCCAACTGGTCTTATCTTTGCAATGCGCGCTCGTCTACAATCAATGGATGGTGCTGAAGCACTTGCTGATGAAGCTTTCCCTGATTTAGCAAACCAAAACGCTGCTGGTACTATCGGTGGTGGAGATATTGGTACAACTGAAACTAACCCTGCCGTATTGAACGATTCACCAGCTGGAACTTATACTTCCGCAACTGGTATGACTACAGTACAAGGTGAGGCACTAGGTGACTCAGGTACTAACGCATTCGGTGAAATGGCGTTCTCAATTGAGAAGCACACTGTTACTGCTGTAACACGCGCTCTTAAAGCAGAGTACACTATGGAACTTGCACAGGATCTTAAAGCAATACATGGTCTTGACGCAGAAACCGAACTTGCTAATATCCTTTCTTCTGAAATCCTTGCAGAAATAAACAGAGAAGTTGTTCGCAACATCTATGTTTCTGCTGTTAAAGGTGCTCAAGCAAACACAACTACTGCTGGAATTTTCGACTTAGACACTGACTCAAATGGTCGTTGGTCTGTTGAGAAATTCAAAGGTTTAATGTTCGCAATCGAAAGAGATGCAAATGCTATCGGACAACAAACTCGTAGAGGTAAAGGTAATATGTTAATCGTATCAGCTGATGTTGCTTCGGCACTTCAAATGGCTGGTGTTCTTGACTACACTCCTGCTCTTAACAACAACTTGAATGTTGATGATACTTCAACTACATTCGTTGGTGTTATGAACGGACGTTATAAAGTATATGTTGATCCATATTCTGCTAACGTATCTGCTTCACAATACTATGTTGTTGGTTATAAAGGTACTTCACCTTATGACGCTGGTATGTTCTACTGCCCATACGTTCCTCTACAAATGGTTCGTGCGGTTGGTGAAAATACTTTCCAACCAAAAATCGGCTTTAAGACTCGTTACGGAATTTCTGCTAACCCATTCGCTACTGGTACAGTCGCGGCTGCTGCAGATGGCGCAATCGCAATTACTGCGAATGCTAACAAGTACTATCGCAGAGTTAAAGTTTCAAACCTTATGTAAGAATTGTTACTTTACGAGAAAAACGGCCTTCGGGTCGTTTTTTTTGTCTTTTATTTCCTTATAAATAATAGTATGACAACAGAAACCTCACCACTTAATAGACAACCAGATAAGTTAGATTATTCTAGTCCGACTCAATTTCGGTTTATGATTAACCAACTTCCCAAAGTGCAGTTCTTTACTACAGCTGCAAATATTCCCGGCATTGGCTTGAGTGAAATAAACTTAGAAACCCCATTCAAAGAAATACCTATCATTGGTGACAGAGTTACCTATGAAAATCTAAGTGTATCTTTTATTGTGGACGAGTACCTAGAAAACTATACAGAGCTACACAACTGGATAATTGGTATTGGATTTCCAAAGAGCAGACAACAGTTTACAGATTTTCGTTCTACTAAATCTAATACTTCTGTCGCTGGTGCTGGTGGTAATACTGATATTGGTAAAGTTGGAAAACCTATAGCAGACAAATCGTTTTATTCAGATGCGACACTATCTATTTTATCAAACAAAAACAACCCTATTGTAGAGGTTCGGTTTTCTGATATGTTCCCTGTGTCACTTAGTAGTCTGGAATACAACCAAAATGTATCAGATGTAGAATACTTGACAGCAACAATTGATTTTCGTTATAAATTATACGAGATAGTCACCTTATAATATGGAGTAATAATGACCCTTGATGAATTAAAAATTCAAGTCCAAAATGACTTGAAAGTAGATAATGAACACTTAGATACCGAATCATTAAAAAACCAAGAAATTAAAGCCAAATACTTAGACCACAAATCTAGATACGAGCTTCTTTTGTTTAAAGCAAAAGGAGATTACAAACGATTGTATCGTGAAAAGTGGGAATACTATGGTGGTAAATCTGATGCAAAAATCTATGCAACTAAACCATTTGACCTCAAAGTTCTCAAAACAGATTTAGCAGTTTATATATCATCTGATGAAGAAATTATTGATGCAGAAAACAAGGTTGGTTACTTAGAAACTGTAGTTGATTATATCAAAGGAGTTATCAAGTCCGTTGATAATCGTGGGTGGGATATTAAGAACGCAATTGAATGGAAGAAATTTGAAGCAGGACTAACATACTGATGATGCACTTTTATGATGGTTTTTTAGAAGAACATGTTGCACAATTAATTGATATGCAGTTAAGAGAAGTATCGTGGAAGTTTGATTATGACTCTGTAAAGAATGGTTTAAATAAACACTGGCATGTCTTTGCTGGACATTGCGAAGGTTCTCTGCGTGATGACATCTGGCCTATCTGGCAACAAATCAAACTAAAGTGGCCAGAACTAGAACTGGAACGTGCTTATCTCAATGCACACACACATGGAATAGAACCACACATTCATCGAGATGACGGAGCTTTAACATTTATATATTATCCTAGATTGGATTGGAAGAATGAGTGGGGTGGTGGAACTGTATTATATGATGATGCGATAAAAGATATTACCTCTCATGTGAATTATAAGGGTAACAGATTAATTAAGTTTCCTGCTTACCTACCACATCAAGCACAACCAGTAAGTAGAGAGTGTTATCAGCTTAGAACTTGTGTTGTATTTAAAACAGTAGTTAGAATTGATGAAAATAAGGATCGTCCAAAGCGTCCTTCTTTTGGTTTGTATCCATAATGATTGGTGCAAACTACTTAATAACAAATTTTCCAAAAGAGTTAATTAAAGAAGTATTAAAAAATAATGAAAATGCATTAGAAAAAGGTAGTATAAATGAAGTTAGTGGACTAACAACAAGAACTTCTAGTGTTTCGTGGATAAAAAATAGAAATACTTGTCAAAAAGTATTTTCTGTGATGAAAAAACAGGCAGAACAATTTTCATCTTTACATTTAGACAATATAGAACCATTACAGTATTCAGAATATGGAAATGACCAAGAGTATGGTTGGCACAAAGATGTAAGGAATATTCCCTATACTGATGGTAGAATTAGAAAACTATCGTTTTCAATATTTTTAAATGATGATTATGAGGGTGGAGAGTTTGACTTAGAAATTTATAGCCCTGATACATCACCTAGATATTTAGAAGTAAAAAAACAAAATAATGCGAATTGTATAATATTCAATTCTGACATGTGGCACAGAGTAAGACCTGTGACATCTGGTGTAAAAAAAAGTATTGTTGGGTGGATGTTAGGCCCTATGGTTAAATAAAATATTATGAAAATATCAAAGATAAATGAAGTGTATCTTGAGTGTGATGTGAATGAGGACTTGGCTAGAGAGTTGTCAGACTATTTTTGCTTTGAAGTGCCGGGCGCAAAGTTTATGCCAACCTATAGAAATAGGATTTGGGATGGTAAAATTAGATTATTTTCTCCACATAATGGTAGAATTTATGTTGGTCTTTTACCTTACATAAAAGAATATTGTGATAAGAAGTCAATTCAATATACAATCGAATCTGGAATAGAAGATGATAAAGTTATAGATCGTCAGAAAGTTGAGGATTTTGCTATATCGTTAAAGCCTACTTCTAAAGGTTTACCTATCGAGTTTCGTGATTACCAAATTGATGCAATTCATCATGCTCTATCAACAAATCGTTGCCTTCTTTTATCTCCTACTGCTTCAGGTAAGTCACTTATAATATACACACTTGTTAGATATTATCATCTGATGGGATTAAAAATGCTTATTCTTGTTCCAACAACTTCTTTAGTTGAACAACTGACTTCTGATTTTGTCGATTACGGATGGAGTGAAAGAAATATTCACAAGGTTTATGCAGGACAAGACAAGACACATAAAACAAAACCTGTTATTATTTCAACATGGCAGTCTGTATATAAAATGCAAAGTCCATACTTTTCACAATTTGGTTGTATCATTGGAGATGAAGCTCATAC